TGCTGTTGATGTGTTCAATGGTTGTAGCCGCCGAGTGGGGTGTCATTTAGTTCCTTGCCTTTGTTGAGCATCATCTTTAATCTAAACAGCGCCATGCGTTCAAGTTGCTGCACCCGCGATGGCGCAACACCAAGCTTTGCGGCGATCTCAGCCCACGTCAGTGGTTGCTGCAGCCTACGGCTGCGCACTATAAACTTTGAGCGGTCGTCTAAATACTTATCAATTAACTCAAGCATTTCTTGCGCTTGATGGCTAATGCTAAGTTCATCCATATCAACTAATGATTGCGGGTCGGCAATCAAATCAATCAGCGTTAAAGTTTCGCTGCCTACTGTTATTGCATCCAAGCTGTATACCGTATGACTGCGGCGTAGTGCATCATGAATAACGTTAACATCAACATCAATATGATCTGCTACTTCTGCCAATGTTGGCGTGCGGCCAATGCGATGGCTAAGGTCTGATGTAGTGCGAGCTACCTTAGCCAACAGCTCATGCAAGCCAGTTGGCAATCTGATCATTGCGTCATTCTGCGATAATGCACGTTGTATACCTTGCTTTATCCACCAATACGCATAAGTCGAAAACTTGTAGCCGCGTGATGAATCAAACAACTCAACAGCACGGGCTAGCCCGATATTACCCTCCTGGATGAGGTCCATAATCTCAAGTGATTTGCGCTTGCGGTTTTCATACTTCTTTGCTACATGCACCACTAGCTGTAAATTGCATTGCATAAACCGCTCACGCGCACGCAGTCCACTACGCACTAGCCGCTGTTCTGCATCTGTTAATGGGCGCTCTAGCTCTTTTAGCTCACGCATCCTGGCGATACGTCTGCCGTATTGGATCTCTTGGTCCACTGTGAGCAGTGGATACCGCGCAATCTCGTTAAGGTAGCTTTTGAGTGATGGGGACATGATGAATCCATTAGTTCATACAATGGAAGCACAGTTCCATGGCGCAGCCAATGCAAGTGCATTACGAGCATTGCACGCCAATGGTGATTGGAATGGCTTGTTGGAATACGCGCTGCTGTTAGCGGAGCTAGAAGCTAGCCAGAAGTCGCAGATTCGATGGCTAGTCCGCGAGGCTTGTAACGGCATAGGCCGCGCAACTGGCGGCAAAGAATCCACCGTTTCCTGATTCGGGTATCCCCATAGTGCAACCACGGTTATGGTCCCAATGGACGCATCGCCCGCAGTGTGCTCGTTCGGTTCCCCTGCCAACAGTTTCAACCCAGCTTGGCAGCGGTGTAGCAGCAATTTCTTCTGCCGTTGGCGGTGGGATGTGCTTCCAGTTTTTGTAGATCACTGCATTACGCAGCGTTTGTGTGCCTACACCCCACTTACGGGCTAACTGCGGGAGTACACCCACTGGACCTTGCATCACATAAATGCGAGCAAGCCGCACTTGCTCTTCAGTTAGGCGAGCGTTGTAGCATTTTTCACCGCGTTCTATCGCAGGTTTCATGTGTGGTTCCAATGGCGGATTACGCCAGCAACGATGAATGCGTTGGTGGTTAGGTAGCTAAGCAGGATGATAAGGCGCACCAAGGCGATGCGGTCGGCGATGCGTGGATCAGGGTGACCCTTCTCGCCAAGTGCTTTGGCCAGGACGCGCCAGTAGGTCACTGAGCCTCCAGCTCGGCGGCGATGGCGAGGAGTTCGGCGCGGATACGTTGGCACTCAATCGCCATGGGCAGGGAGTTACGCGGCTCGTCTGCATCACTGGGCGCCACCTGATCAGCAGCAGCGCGAAGTGCAGCAGCGGCAAGCTCATCAGCGGGAGCAGGGCAAATTTCAAGCACTGCGTTGTAAACCGCCTGAGCGGCGGGGGATAGCGGTTGGTCAGTCATTTGGCCTCGGGGGTGGGTAGGGCGTTGGCGGGGAGCCAGTGGGTGTAGATCGGGGAGTCGTCGGAATCGCGGCGGCCGCCTGCCCATTTGGGATTAAGCAAGATCCAGCCATCATCGAAGTCATCTTCTTTGTGGTCGGGGTGCCACCACCAACACCTCCCATCCGCATCGCAATCTTCAGGCCCTGGCAAGCGCTCGCTCACCGGCACCGGCTGGATGGCGGGTGTGCCCCAGCGGGCAAGGATGGCGCGGGCGTAGTCAAGGGCGCCTGTGTTCAAGCTGACCCGGAATATGCCAGGCGTTACATCAGGGCTGGTGCCATGAGCGGCCAAGCGAGAAACCGTGGCCAGATCATCCTGGAACTGTTGAGGCATCAGCTCCAGTAACGCCTTATCCGTAGGCGCCACCGGCTCGGGCAACTTGCAAAAAGCGGGCTTAGCCATGGACGGTGGCCTCATAACCTTCAGCCATTAGCGATGCCGACAACGCCATAGCTAGTTGTTTGGTGTACTGCTTTGTGCCGCCAGCAACCATATCGGTGACGGTCCAGCGTGTGTGATTTGTCCAGATGACAATGCGATTCTCACCTTTTTGAAAGAAGACGGCTCGGGTTTTAGTCATCACCTACCACCTCAAGCAACTCGACTAGCTGCAGCACATGCTTGGCAAAAGCAACGTGGGTCATAACCGCCTGTGCAGTTGGTGGGCGCTTATACGACTCCTCCCACCAATCGCGGAATGCAAGCTCAATCAGGTCGGGCTTACCCATCAGAAAGCAACCTCATCGCTAGCTTGTGCGGCGCGTGGCAGGAACTCAAACCGTTGCACGCTAAATACATGCTTGCGACGATCCTTGCCAGTGTCTTTGTCTTGCCAAGTCTGCATTTTAATAACACCGCTCACAAAAATGCAATCTTTGACGCTGCAGTATTTTTGTATAGCGTTGGCAGAGTTTTCGCCCCACACTTCGATGTCCATAACATTTTCAATGTATTCTCCGTTTTTGTCCTTGCCCTCTTGAATACCGCCAGCAAAGTTAAGAACAACCGTGCCGCTGTCAAATGTTTTTAGCCGCATATCTGAGATAATGCGAATGATACCGGATGCGTAAAGGCTCATGTCAGTGGTGTAATGGAGTTGGATTCTTCAAATGCCAGCACTTGCGCTAGCGGATACCGCACCCGAGGCGTACCAGCAGGGAAGCCGATACGCGGGATGGTGTAGTAGCTAGGGCCGATGCCGCGTGCGCGTTGGTTTTTGATGGCTGCTGGTTGCAACCCCCAACGCGCTGCAAGCTGGTCAGTTGTTAGGTACGGCTCAGTCATCAAACGGATCCTCTTCAGCAGTGGTAAAGCTGGCTTCCTTGTCCAGCGCAAGCGCTAGCAGGACCTCCTGCTGCTCAGTGGATAGGTCACCCTTGCGGGCTTCCATGCGTTCGGTCACCTTGGCCAGGGCTTCCATATTGGTTGCCTTTGCAATGGCAGCCTTGCCAGCGGTAAATACCTTGTCATCGCCGGCAGGTAGCGCTGGTGCTGGCGTGCTGGTCACGGTAACAGGCTCAACAGCCTGCTCCATCTCGTCGCTGCTGTAGACGCCTGAGAGGTCGGCGGGGAATGCCTTTCGCAGTGCCAATGCCTCGGAGCACTTAGCGATCATGGTGGCCCCCATCTTGGTCCACAGCCCTTGGCCGGCGTTGTAGTCAGCAAAGCGGGCAACGCCAGTAAATGGATGACCAGCACCCTTGCGCCAGATGGTGGTCTTGGCTGCTGCAGGTGGCTTGCTGCCAAGCCATACATCAGTCCAGACGCCATCGTCACCGCACCAGAGCGTCTCAGAGCCGTCTAGCTGCCCGGTACGCTCCGCAATGCTGCGCAAGCCGTCGATGCCAGCTTGGATGGTCATCTTGCCGGAACGCTTGATGGCGTAGATCTGCTTGCTGAATGGATCTAGCCCGGTGCGCTGGCAGGCATACGCAAATAGCCGTAGCTCATCACCGCTGCAACCAGGCGCAATGGTGGTGCTGATCAGTTGGGTTTGCTCTGGTGTCCAGAGCGCTAGGGAGCTAGAAGTCATCGGATGTGATAGTTGTGGTGCCGTAGAGCGCCCAGTTAGGCAGGCTCAGTGGTTGGATGGTGTTGCCGTAGCCAGGCCATTCAGCAATGGCGCGGCAGTCGGCGATGGTCTGCAGGTTGTTGCGGCGTTCCGCTTCACCATGCAGCGCTGCAGTCTCGTCCAGCTCGTACACGCCAACGGCATACGGGTAGGTTTTCTCAACAGCGATAAAGACAAACCGCTCAGCAAAGGTGCCGGCGAGGTAGTGGTTCTGCTGAATGTGGTACCGCCACTGCGCAACCGACTTAGCAAAACCCTTGGGGCTGGCGTCAGTTGTGGTCTTGAGATCCACGATGGTGGTGCCGTTGTACCAGTCAGGGCGGCACTTGCAGCGCAGGCCTGTTTGGGTGTCATCCCACCAGAAACTTTGCTCTGCCTTGCCGTCACGCAGCAGTGCTGCAGCAGCTTGATGGCTGCGCACACTGCCGGCCATAGCCATTGCCTGCTCCATCTCTGAAGCGGTGACAGCTTCGATGCCGGCGGCAATCATCTCGCCTTCCATTTCCTTGCCGGCCTTGGTATTGCGCGGCAGGCAGATGCCATATCGGCTGCTCAGCTCATCAGGTTCCAGCACTGCGCAATGCGTGAGGCTGCCAAGCTTCATTGCAGCCGTCTGCACTGATGGCGGACGGTCTGGCGCTAGGAAGCGGCTCCAGTAGTGGTAGGGGCTGGCAGCTACAGCGTGCAGGTGGCTGGCGCTGATGGCTGGGTCGGCGTGGTAGTCGGCATTGCTGGTCATGCTGCTACCCCTGCGCGCATGGTTTGATGCAACCTGCTGGCGGCGCCGTAGGTCGCCACCATCTCAGGAAATGCAGCAAGGATGCGGCGCTTGTTGTTGGGGTCAGCGGCAAGGCCAGCATTGCCCATTGCTTGGTAGAAACTGCCGGCGTATTTGCTGGCAGTAACGAAAGTCCAGTAGATGTCAGATTCGCTCATGGCTTGAGGTTGGTATTGCAAGCGGGATGGTTGTGATGCGCCAGCGTGGCTTGGTCGCGGCCACCGGCATAGCCAGCGGCGTAAATGGCAGCAAGCACCACCAATGCGGTGATGCGGTTTACCCAAGGGTTGGTGATCATGCGAGTACCTGACGGACGCGGTAACGGGTGATGTTCATGTGCTCTGCAATGCGGCGCTGCGCCCAGCCGTAGCTGCGCAGACGCTTAACGCGTTGCTCGGTGGTCTCAGTGGCCCATAGCAGCACCAGCAGCGGCAATAGCAGCAGCGCTAGCAGCAGGGCGATAGTCGTAGCGGTCATGGCTCTCTGGTTGGGGTGCCGGGTCTTCCGGCTTGTGTGCATCCTACACCATGTGCCGCCGTCGTCAACCGTCCGCCGTCGTAATCCGTAACGCATCCTCGACAGACCTAGCCACACCAGCGATGCCACCTGCTGCTTGCACTGCATCTAGCCACTGCTGCTGGTCTGGCCGGAGCCTGCCGGTAGCAGTCTTGACCTCGATGCTGGTGAAGACCGCGATGCGCTGGCCAACCATGTCTGGGGTGATGGTGACCGTGCGCCAGCCGATCAGGTCAGCGCTGCCCTTGCACAGCCCGAAGCTGACCGGGCGGCCATGCTGGTCCCGCAGCGTGCCGGTGTTATTGCGAAACAGCCTGGTAGCTCCAGTGCTGCAGGTCAGGCGGATGTGCTGCTGGATGGATTGCTCAGATGGCAAGGTCTAGCTGCTGCATCGGTGGTGGCAGCGTAACGGTGCCCCATTGGCTGGCCATGGCATCGGCCACGCCCTGATAGGTGCGGCTGCGTTCTTTCCAGCGATCTGGCCCCGGCGGCATTCGATGCACTTTTGCCTCGCGGCCCTCGACCACATTGCTGGGCTTCAAGCGTGGCAGGTTCTTGAGCCACAAACAGGTGGCCTTGGTTTCACCGTGACCGAACTGCCACGGCTGGATGATCTGATGGGGGGGGGTAATGGCGCTGCTAATAATGCTGACCGGGTTCTCGATACACCAGCGGCCGATTGGCGCCGCCATCAGCAGCCGCACGAAATCCAGCGCTTCGGCCTGCTCACGCTGCTTGCGGTGGAAATGCCTGCTGCCGGATACCGCCAGATGCGTGCATGGCGGGTGCGCAATCATCAGATCCCAGCCGTCGCCCAGCACCTCCTCGACTGGCTGCTGCAGGTGCCATTCGGAGTCGCCTTCGCATGGCAGCAGGTCACAACTAAAAGCAAAATGCCCGCAACGCCTAAAGGCATCACGGACACGGGCGCTGTATTCGCAGGCAACTAGAACGCGCAAGGGTCAGAGGGTTGCGGCGTAAGCAGTCATGGCAGCTTGACGGGCCTTGGTGGCGGCAATCATGGCGCCTTGCAGCTTGGTGTACTTGGCAGAAGGCTTGTTGCCGGGCTTGGCTTCGATGGCGTGCAGCGCATAGAAAGCATCCTTGGCGGCTTTCTCGGCGGCCTTGAGCTGAAGCACGGTTTGAAGGGTCATGGTTCTCGGTGTGGGGTGCGGCTCTCGTCCGCTGTCCCTGAATCATACCACCTTGCTCAGCCGTGCGCAACCCTATCCATACCTCTTAGCCAGTCTGGCCTGGTACACGCGTTCCGCCCATCCTCGCTTGTAGCCCCGTTGCTGCGCTAGTTGGCGCAAGTCGTCGAGGCTTTGCGCACCACCTTGCTGGCGCTTGGTCTGCTGCCGTTGCACCTCAACCAACTCACCCTCAACCTGCTGCAGCTCCCTAGCCTCAGCGGCAAACGTATGGCCGCACTCACCGCACTGCTTAGCCTGGCTGGCCATTGCAGCGAAGCACTGCGGGCACACCTTGACGCTGGGCGCCTTGTCGCGATCGCGCTTGGCTAGGCCATCGAGCGTCCACTCACGCGGCTCTAGATGGTGGCCAAGCCGCAGCGTATTGCCGACGTGATCCAGCACCACCGCAGCAGCCTTGCCGGGTGATGGCCGCAAGCAGCGACCGATCATCTGCAGGTGCAGGCTGGTGCTAGCGGTAGGCCGTAGCAGAATGCAGCCGCCGACCGAGGGCACGTCAACGCCTTCACCTATAAGTGCGCAGCTCGTCAGGATGCGTATCCGGCCAGTGCCTAGCGCTTGCAGCAGGTCACGCCGCTGCTCGCTGGTCATGCTGCCGTCAATGCTGGCGGCAGGGATGCCCGCACCCATGAACAGCCGTGCCACTGCTTCTGCATGGGCCACGCTGCAGCAGAAGGCGATTGCCGTCTGGCCGTCTAGGTGCTTGCGGTAGTGGCTCAAGCAGTCGCCCATGATCGTGCCGATTCGGTGCTCAGCCTCGCGGGTGTCGAAGTCACCCATCCGCTTGCGTAGGCCGGTGGTATCGAAGCCCGGTGGTGCCAGCACACGCGCAGGTGCTAAGTAGCCATTGTCGGTGAGCCAAGCAGCGCTGGGGCCTTCGACCATCGCCTGGTAATGCTCGCCAAGGCCGCGGCCATCAAGCCTGATTGGTGTTGCGGTGACACCCAGCAGATGCGCTTGGTGGAAGTGCTCCAGCACCTTGGCCCATGTGCCGGCATTGCTGTGGTGCGCCTCGTCGATGATCACCAACTGGAAGAAGTCACGCGGCAGCTTGTGCAGCCTGCGGGCTAGCGTCTGAACGCTGGCAACCTGCACCGGCGCAAATAGGTCCATTGCGCGGTTGGCTTGGATTAGGCCGTGTTGTACAGACATGCTGGACAAGCTGCGGCTGGCTTGATCTAGTAGCTCAGCACGGTGAACGAGGATGCAGATGCGGTTGCCTTTCTTGGCGGCAGCTTGGGCGATGTGGCTGAAGCACACCGTCTTGCCAGCGCCGGTAGGCAGTACTGCCAGCACCTTGCGGTGACCTAGTTGGTACTGCAGGCGGATGTCGGTTACTAGCTGTTGCTGGTAGGGGCGGAGGTTCATAGTGCTAGCTCAAGTTGAGTGCCGTCAGCAGGTGCACCGTGCATTGCTATTTGCGCCATGCGCACGGTTCGTTGCTGCTGGCTATAGGCAGGTTTTGCATAGCCAAGTTGGTAAAGCTGTAGATCGTTTTGCAGCAAGGCAACCGCCACTGCGCGCCAAGATGGCGCACGACCTGATGCTGCAACTTTGTTTGGCACTTCATCAGGTATGCCCGCCGAATAGCAGCGGCGCTGCCACGTTTGGACGTATTCCAAGACTCGCTTGGTAGCGCACCTCCCAGGCGCAAATGGCTCGATCCGCTTGTCGGTTCGCCAGTGTCCGTTGCTCATCAGTTAAAAGGCCCCATGCTTGGCGGGTGATGTCTTCAGGGCATCTCAAGGCCAGAGCGCAAGCGGCGTGACCTATCCATGCTTTGCGGTTTAAGTTGTAATCCGTTAACGCATTAACGCAACTGTTGGGCCATTCGCGTGTAACGCGTTGCATGTATCGCCCGTAAAGACGATGGTTGCCGGTAAAGATAACAGCTCTTTGCAGGTAGAGGCGCCTATTGGCAACCTCTCCCCACATGTTGGCTGGCACCTCTTCCCACTGATCAATTGGCGACCAGACTCTCTTCAGCTTCATCGGTTAACTCCACTTCATCCATTTGATCGACCTCCCAAGATTTGCTAAATTCTTTGCCCAAAAACAAAGAAGCCAAGCCTGTAATCTGCTTAAGCCGCAACAGCTCATCAGGGCTCATGCCAATATGCTTGCAGATCCAAGCATCGCCTTTGCCCATTTCAATAAGCTCTGACACAATCACGCTCATTAGTTCGATGTTGTGCGAACCACGGGCGCGGTTATGGCGAATGGTACTAGCCATTCGGTCGTGGATTTCTTTGCGCAGCACCACTACGGGCAGCAGCCCATTTTCGCGCTCTAAAATGCGTTTGCTGTTTTTAAGTGTCAGGTATCTGTGAAAGCCGTCAATGACTACATATAGGTCGCGTTCAGCATCATGCACCGTCACTACGGGTTGCGTGTAGCCGTCTTCCCAAATTGAGGTTTCAAGTAGGGCCATTTCAGGTGGCGCTACAGAGTTAGGGTTGTAATCGTTAGCCGTAACTTTTTCAATAGGAATACTGCGCACGGTGTAGACCGGAGATCGCCAAGGGTATGAATCATTCTCATCATGCAGCTCATCTCCCTTGAGAGGTGGGTTGAAAACGCAAATTAAAACAGTTGGCTCTAGCGCTTCAAACGTGTGCGCGTCGTGCTTATCAAGAACGTATGTCACGTCAGGGCCAACAGCGACAAGCTCTTGGCTTGCCTCATTAATTAGCAGGCCTTTACCGCTGACGCAATAGCAAGTTTCTAGGTGATGCTGGTAATGCCAGCGATGTGGCTTGCCAGGATGCACAACGGTTTTGGTCATGCTGTAGCCCATGCCGTCAGCCTCGACAACGAGGCGATGGCTAGTAAAGCCACCTTTTGGGCAGGTCGCAATGCGATCAGCGGGAAGCTGGTTGGCGTTAAGGATTTTCATTTTAGGACTTGGCTGTACTTAAGTTGGATTGACTTTTGGCGGCGTTGTTGCTCCTGGGTTGGAGCTAGGCCGAGGTATTTACAAGTGTGGTCGTTCTTGAGAACGGTAATAGCAAAGCGTTTCCATGAAGTAACCATGCTGTTGTGGCACGGCAGCTCGTCAAGGTGATCCGGCGGAACCTTTATAACAACACGGCGCAAGTTATTGCCACCGTGCCGAGTAATTCCGTTTAAGTAAAAACGAACCCCAGCCTTGCCAAGGGCTTCAATAATAAACTCAGGCAAACCGCGTCCCACTCGCCCCCAGTAACGAATGGATTGAATGAAACGCTGCTTAAAATTTACGCTTGATTGGTCGGGAAGCGTTGCCAGCAGGAATTTAACAAACGATTTCCAAGTGTGGCCTGCAGGCAACTTGAATGATTTGTAGTCTAATTGCTTGCCGTATGTAGCCATAAAATTAGCACCGCCAACCCTAGCGCAAAGCCGAGCCCAGATTTGCGGATCAATTATCCGGTACATCGCAAGACTAGATTTAGACTCCGACATAAACGGCGACGCAACCCGCATTGTTTTAATCGGTACGCCTGCCATGTAGAAGATGTCATACAGCTTGTTGTAATCCCATCCAAACTTAGCGTTAGCAACCCAAATGTCCTCAGTGCGCCAATCGTATATTGGATAGCAGTTGAATGTATGGGCAGTATTCTGTTTGGTCCACATGCGGCCAAGCATTGTTTTTTTATCTTGGTTCATAATCGCCCTGAAGCGATTTAATGATTCAACTGTGCGGATGCCGATAAGGTTGGCGCATGATTCGCCTTGGCTATACCATTCTGCAAACATGTCCCAAAATGTGGCGTAATCCATGTTTTCTATAAACAGATCTGCAAACGGATGATTTGCAAAGTTTACAATATAGTCATCGGTTGGCATTGGTCGAATCCATCTATGCCGATCGTGCTCGCCCCAACACTGCCAGTCGATTTCGTAAGACGACACTGTGCAGGGAAGACTGATTGGTAAGCAGCACCAATACACGTCAAGCACGTCTAAATTGCTGCGGATAATGTCGTGCATAAACTGCTCGCTATGCGTGTAGTTTGCCTCATTATCCATTATTTGCACGCCTATCTTTGTGTCAATGCCATGCTTGCGCACATAGTCAATTACAAGATTGAGCAGCACTCCTGAATCTTTGCCGCCAGAAAAAGAAACGTAAATCCTCTTAAAGTTTGCAAAAATAAAATCTAAACGCTCTTGAGATGCGGTGTAAACATCTACATCTGTAAAGGTTCTCATTTTGTTTTAGGCAAGAAGTACTTAGTTACATCTTCAACCAATACCAGCTCGCATCCTGGGTAGGACTTAGCAAACCCAACGCGCAACTCCGCCTCTGTTTGGAATTGCGCAGTGTTTACCACGCATTGACCCCATGGGCGCTGGTAGGTAATTCGGAAAATCGGTCGTTGGTTTGGCATAGGACAGGCATCTGGCCTTGCCAGCGTAGCAGCCGCTGCTACAGTGTGCAAGCACCTAGCCCAGCACCGTGCGCCTAAGCCGTCCAACCCATATACGACTTACGACTGACCTGCAGCAGCGCCTTGACTCCTGGCGTGGTGATCGCATGAGCCGCGCTACTGCCATACGGCTTCTGCTGGAGCAGTCGCTTGATCTGCACCTAGGCGGCATCTTGCCAGCCACCAAGCGATGAGCCTTACCGAAGAGCTTGCACGCCTGCCCGATGGGTGGGGATATGTCGCTGTCGATGATCAAAAGCGCCCATACCAGGCCAAGTGGCAGGAGCGGCCGCTAGATAAAGCTGGCTTGCAGGCTGAGCTAGAAGCCGGCAGCGCTAAGGCCATCGGCGTGTGCTGCGGCGTGCCATCAGGTGGTCTGCTGTTCCTTGATCACGATGGTCGCAGCGCTAGCACCATCCTCCTCGGCTGGGGTTGCCCCATGTCGTCGATGCCGCGTAGTTGGACCGTCACATCTGGCCGCGATGGCAGGTTTCAGGTCATCTACCGCGTACCAGAGCAGTACTGGCCAGACATTGCCACGCGCAAATACAAGTCTGGTGTCACCGACTCCGACAACAAGCCAGAGCAGATCGAACTTCGTTGGACAGGTTGCCAGTCAGTTGTAGCTGGCGCGCATCCAACCACTACGGGCTACCACTGGGTTGCCAAATACAGCCCTGAAGACCTCGATCTAGCAGAAGCGCCGCTTTGCCTTATCGAGCGGATGCTTAAGCCAGTGGCTGAGCCGTTGCCATTGCTGGCGGCTTCTGATGACGCAGACCGTGCGCGCTCATACCTTGATGCGCTATCCAGCAGCCGCGCTGATGACTACGACGACTGGTTGGCGGTTGGCATGGCGCTCCACAGCGTTGGCGATGACACACTCTTAAGCGACTGGGAGCATTGGTCAGCGCAATCTGGTAAGCACAAGCCCAGCGACTGCCAGCGCAAGTGGAAAAGCTTTAAGAAATCAGGCATCAGCCTTGGCACCCTTGGCGATATGGCTAAAAAAGACGGTTGGCGCACGCAACGCCGTGAACCTAGCCGCACCGTTGCCAGTGGAGCTAGCGGTGGCGGTGGCGACAAGCCGCCGATCATCACCAAACCGGAAAAGCTGGAAACTGCAGAGCTGTTGGCACTGCTGCGCAGCCAAGCTGATGAGATCCGCTACAACGTCTTCACCCAGCAAATTGAGATCAAAGGCAAGGTGATCGACGGCGCCGACCGCTTCTACTTAAAGCTGGCGGAGATGGGTTACAAGGTTGGCAAGGAGTTAGCCATTGACTGCCTGGTTCAGGTCGCCAATGAAAACCTTTACAACCCAGTCACCGAGTACCTGCTCCATTGCGAGCAGCACGTTGAACCGACTTACATCGACGGACTGGCAACCGCGTATCTCAGGCCAGGCGATGGCGGCACCAGCATCTACGACGAGATGCTCAAGCGCACCTTGATCGGTGCCGTTGCTCGTGCCTTTGACCCCGGCTACAAGCACGACACCGCTTGCGTGATCATGGGCGATCAAGGTGCGTACAAGTCCAGTTTCTGGGGTTGTCTTGGTGGTCCGTTCTACTCCGATGCCCTAGGTGACATCAGCACCAAGGATGATGTAATGGTGCTGCACCGTTCCTGGATTATGGAATGGGCAGAGCTAGATCACATCACCAACCGCAAGCACGCTGGCCAAGTTAAGGCGTTCCTATCCCAAGCCGTTGACCTACTTAGGGTTCCATACGGTAAGGCCGTTGAGGCATTTCCTAGGCGTGGCATTATCGTCGGCACCACCAATAAGACCGCTGGGTTCTTGGTTGATGAAACCGGAAACCGCCGATTTTGGGTAATCCCTACAACCAAAACCCAAGTCGATCAAATTAACACCGCAACGCTGCTTATGGAGCGCGATGCGATTTGGTCTGCTGCTGTTCACGCATACCGCAACGGCGAAACTAATCGCCTCCCGCTTGCAATGGAGCTTGCAGTTCAGCAGGAAAATGATGCTTACATGATTGAATCGCCGTGGCGTGCAGCCATCCTTACCTACCTTGCTGATCGCCGTTCCATGGAGGTGCTGACCTCTGAGGAGATCCTTGCCAAAGCCATCCAGAAGCCCATGGAACGCCAGACCAAGGTGGACCAGATGCAGGTTGCATCCATCCTGAAAGAGCTTGGTTGGACCAAACACCGCGAATCATCCGGCAAGCGGCGTTGGTACTACCAGTTAGACGACCAACCTAGGGGCTAGACGGCGAAACGCCTTGCAGCGCAGCGTTTCTCAGCCGCCTAACCTCACGTCCGACCTACCTCCCCTTAAGAGTTACTCCGTACCTCCCCCTACCCCTCTATTTACTTATTTTATATAAGAGGTTAGGTTGGTTAGACGGTCGGACAAAGCCAGTCATATCAAGGCGTCTAACCTCGTCCAACCTCTGAAGCGCCCATGCAAGAGATCAAAGTCCGTTTTGAGCCCGCTGACCTCACCGCATTGGACCAGCAAGCGGCGGCAGCAGGCACCAGCCGCTCAGCGTTCATTCGCAACAAAGCGTTAAGCCTGCCGGTTGCACGGTTGAACACGGTGGAGTACCATGCGTTGGTTGCTGATGCAGTTAGCGCCATGCGCGGTGACTTGCCTCGGCAGCAGGTTGAATATCTTGTTGCTTATGTCATCACCAGACTTGATCAACATTCCCGCCAAGCAGTCGCCGGTCATCAACCGCTTGCATGACTGCATGACGCAAGCGATGGCCTATGCCTGGGCCATCCGCGACAATGCTCAAGATGACGGCGTACCCATCCCCATGGAACTCGTCGCCAGCTTTCAAGACGATTACAACAACATCATCGCTGCACTCAATGAAGCTCACAACATCGCAAGCTGATCTAGACCATGCACTGCGCACCATTGCACCTGCAGTAGGCATCCGCAGCTCACACCCGATCCTTGACTGCTGCCTCATCACTGCTGGCGGCGGCAATGTCACCATTACCGGCTACAACCTTGACCTAGGCATCACAGTGACCATCCCGGCAGTGGTCAATACCGCTGGCGCTGTGGCGCTGCCGTATCGGCTCCTGGCTGGCCTTGTAAGCCGTATGGACGATGGCGAGGCTGTGGAGATCACAGATGGCGCTGTGAGCGCTCCTGGGGGCTCGTATGGCCTTCCGGTGTCCGATGCTGCGGATTACCCCGCAATGCCCGTTGTAGAGGCTGCTAGCGCTGATCTGGACATCACCGCTGGCGTACGCGCTTGCCTGGTTGCTGCCAGCAGCGATGCTTCCAAGCAAGTGTTGCAAGGCATCCACCTAGCCGACGGCTACATGGAAGCCACCGATGGCCACCGACTGGTGCGGTTGCCCGTAGCGCTACCCGATGGCATTAACCTCACACTGCCAGCCAGCACCATGAAGCTGTTGCAGGATCGCACCGTGGGCATTGCTGCAGCCGCTGGTCAGGCCGTAATCGACGCTGGCGATGGCATCACCATCTACAGCCGCATCCTCGATGGCACCTACCCCGACGTAGCCAAGCTCATCCCGCCAACCTTTGAGCACACCATCACCCTTGATCGTCACCGCTTTGCGCGATGCCTTGAGCGTGTAGCACTCATCGCTGAAGCGCATAACTCCGTTGTCAACCTGCTAATCGGTGACAAGGGCACCATGGTGATCACCGCCGACTCCGACGGCAGCAACGGCACCGAAGCCATCAAGTACACCGGCACCACCGGCAAGCTTGCACTAGCCTTCAACGTGCATTACCTCCTAGATGGCCTAAAAGCTTTTAGGTCTTCAGAAACCATTACACTGTCAGCAAATGGCGCAACTACTCCTGTAGTATTGACGCCAACCAATGCACCAGATCAGACCTGCCTGATAATGCCTGTGCAAATTCGTAGCTAAAAACAGTGGCGCGCAAGTGCAACAACACAGAGTCTGAGCAGCGTACAAATGCTGTTTATGACCTGCTCTTGCGCGCTTACAGCAGGAAGCAGATCATTCAGTTTGCCTCAGAAAACTGGGGGGTTGGCGAGCGTCAAGCCGATGCCTACATTGCTCGCGCTCGTGAGCTGATCTCCAAAGATGCCGCGATAATGCGCCCAACATGGCTTGAAGGCGCGCTTGCTCGCGCTATGGACTACGAGCGCCGTGCATCAGAGAATGATCAGCTCAACACTGCGCTGATTGCATTGGACAAGCAAGCGCGATTGCTGCAGTTTGAAATGTCGTGAGCCTGATCACCGGCATCTGCGAAGATACGCCGCTGCTTAGTTTTATGGAGATGCCTACTGCAGCATCCATGGATGAGCTGCTGGTAAGCATCCGCAATGACCTGCACCCTGGCCAGCTTGCGTTTGCTGATGACACCGCAACGCAGATCATTGGCATCTCCGCTGGTTATGGCGCCGGCAAGACGCGTGCGCTATGTGCTAAGGCAGTGATGCTGGCCGCAGCCAATCAAGGCTTTATCGGTTGCGTGATGGAGCCCACTGGCCCATTGATCCGCGACATCTGGCAGAACGACTTCGATGAATTTTTAGAGGCGTATGACATTCCGTACACCTTCCGCGCTAGCCCGTTGCCGGAGTACATGCTGCACCTGCCAGGCGGTGATACCAAGATCTTGTGCCGCTCATTTGAGAACTGGAGCCGCATCATTGGTCTCAACCTTGCATGGGTACTAGCGGACGAGATCGACACCGTGACACCTGCCATCGCTAACAAGGCATTTCCTAAGATCCTTGGTCGCTTGCGGTCTGGCAATGTCAGGCAGTTTGCAGCAGCCAGCACACCTGAAGGATTCCGCTGGATGTGGAACACCTTTGGCAGTGATGACGCCCAGCAGCGCACTGATCGCAAGCTGATCAAGATGCGCACCGCAGATAACCCGCACCTGCCGCCGGACTTCATCGAGCGGCTGCAGGCCAACTACGACCCGCAACTACTGCGCGCATACCTCGACGGTGAGTTTGTCAACCTCACGACTGGCCAGGTATATGACCGCTTTGATCGCGCTAAGCACATTGTCACCGACCTGCCGGACATCAGCCGTGAACCGTTGCGCGTTGGCGTTGACTTCAACGTAGGCAACATGTCAGCCGTCATCGCCATCAGGCAAAGCAACAGCCTGCTAGTAATTGATGAGATTTCAGGTGCGCATGACACCGACGCCTTGGCACAGGAGATCAAGCGCCGCTACCCCGATCACCGCATCTACGTTTATCCCGATGCCAGCGGCGGCAACCGCAGCACCAATGCAACGCAAACCGATATTCAGATCTTGGAGTCCTATGGCTTCAGCAACCAATCACCCAAAAGCAACCCTGGCGTCCGCGATCGCGTTGCTGCAGTGCAAGCATTGCTAGAAAATGGTAAAGGCCAGGTCAGGCTCACCATTGCTGCCAGTTGCCGCAAGGTGATCGAGTGCTTAGAGCTGCAGAGCTACAGCGAGAAAGGCGATCCCGATAAGGATGGCGGCTACGACCACATGAACGACGCATTGGGCTACGTCATCTGGCGTGAGTTCAACCCACTACATGCAGGTGCTGGACGTGGAACCGGCGTAAGGCTATATTGACCAGGCTTACCATTCACTATCCAATGCTGACCGGGTCTGAACTGCTTGCTAAAGTCAAGGAACTTGGCGACTGCAATAAAACTGACATCGTTCGCGCTTGCGGCTACGTCAAAGATGACAAGGTTTGCTTCACTGCCTTCTACGAGGCATTGCTAGAAGCAAAAGGCATTAGCCTTGCAACTACTGGCAAGAAAGCAGGCCGCAAGCTTAGCTACAAGACCAAGGTGCAATTCAACGGCAACCTAATGGTCGGCAGCGCATACATCACCGAAGCATTTAAGCCCGGTGATGAGTTTGAGATTAAGGTGAGCCGTAACAGCGTTACACTGACGGCAGCTTGACGTAGAACATGTATTCGGGCCTTGGCGCATACGACCGTCCTCTTACAGAGCGCAAGGTAACTCGCGTTCAAGACCCGAACACCCCCTGGTACGCGCAAGAGCAGCATTGGATCTTGATTGAGGATCTGTTGCAGGGCACGTTTGGGATGCGGCAGAAGCATCGCCGCTACCTACCGCAGGAGCCACGGGAGCAGGATGAGTCCTACGACAACCGACTAGCCCGTAGCGTATGCCCGCCGTACTACCAGCGCCTTGAGCGGTTGCTAGCTGGTATGTTGACGCGCAAGCCGGTCAAGTTGGTTGATACCAGCGACACCATCACCGAACAGCTATTCGACGTCGATATGAACGGGAACGATCTTAATGTTTGGACATACGAGTCAGCCCGCAAGATGGTCCGTTATGGCCACGTTGGTACATTGGTGGATGCACCTGCTGATGGCGGTAGACCCTATTGGGTGACATATACGCCACGGCAGATCCTTGGATGGAGAACTGAAGCAAAGGAAGGCAAGCAGGAGCTAACGATGCTCAGGTTGCAGGAGGTAGCCAGTGTCCCCGATGGCTTGTACGGCGAGAAGTTAGTGCAGCAGGTGCGTGTACTGACGCCTGGTGAATATGAGATCCACCAGAAGGATGACAAGGGTGACTTCCGCGTCGTAGATGAAGGCCGCACCAGCCTTAGCTCGATCCCATTCAGCATCGCCTACGCCAACCGCATTGGCTTTATGGAGTCGCGGCCACCGTTGGAAGATATTGCAGAGCTGAACCTAAAGACGTATCAGATCCAGTCAGACCTCGACAACCAGCTGCACATTTCAGCAGTGCCGATGCTGGCCTTTTACGGCTTCCCATCAAGCGCTGAGGAGGTATCAGCTGGCCCCGGTGAAGCCATTGCATTTCCCGCTGAAGGC